ACCGAGTCGCTGGGCAATGCGGCTGGCTCTCTGTTCCGAGGAAAGGAATGGGAGTTCACGGGTCAGAGGATAAAGTCCTCTCGAAAGAGTAACCACAGTCGGGAGATAAAAGTCTGGCGATACGTCGGGCCATGACTGTGGGGGGATCAGACGGCGAGTGCCCCACCCAAAACCCCGTCAGTGAGCAGGGATGTAAATGTTCACCTTTCGGAATCTCGTGGCTCACGGGCGGCACCTAATCATGGGTGCCGCCCTTTTTCTTACAGGTTACCAGTGACTCATCAATAACAGAAGGGAAGGTTGTCATGCCTAGCGAATATAATTTAGCCGATCAAACGCTGGCGGCTCTGTCCGCCCCAAAGATCGGTCTTATATCATACGAAAGTGTGCCAAACATTTGCCCCAGTGTTGCCCGACGCAACAGCAGGGGAGAGCGTGTCAGGCTTACCCCTCACTCGCGTGACCGAATTAAAGGTGCTTACAACGGACTTCGTAAAGCTACTCGTTACGCAGTAGACGAATCAATGGTTCGTCACGCCGTTTCCCTGTCGATGACAATCGATGCCGACGCACTGTTGGCTATTATCGGCGATGCCGTGCCGCCTAACACACCTATGTGGATTGAGTGGGACGAGAAAGTAAGACAAGAAGCAATCGGTGAACACTATCTCATGACCAATAACACTGTAGCTCATTCAATGTGGTCGGCAGGTTTGTCGGGTACATCCGAGTACGTTGGTTACTTTATAGAAGAACTTGACTATCCCTTTATCGGGACGGGCGAGGAGGATCACTACTGCTTTAACCCCGTGTACCCATCTGGAAAAGAAGGGCAAGCGGTTACCCGTCAACGGATTATGTTTGATGGGTCTGCTTTTGAACTGTCACCACATCCTTGGTCAGACAAAGACCATCGGGCGTTTCATCAGGACTTTTCTTTTACCCCTTCCGACAGTGGTGAGTATGAAGAAGAGTACAAGCAACACTTAAATACCCATGCGGAAAATGTTCGCGTGTTGCTAGGCGTTCAGTGGTTTAACGAACAGTTAGAATCTTTTTCTAAATCAGTCAAAGACTCTTGGGGCATGATGGAAACCAAGAACTGGTCTTTCATCGGACTGACGAATCATATCCATGCCGTGCAGTCGAGGTCGATTGATTGGATGGTGCCTCGTAAGTCGGGCGATGACCCCGACTACAGTTCAGAAGATCATGACGCAATCGCCAGATTGTCTGGCAGTATATCGTCGGCTGGTGACGCAAGGTTTCTGATCTGTCTGTTGCATGTCCTGAACTATGACTGGGTTATCAAGACACCGAAACTGGCAACAGGTCGCGGCGGAATACGCTACGGCAAGCATGTAAAATTTAACTCACACATTGTGTGTGAGATTGATTTGCCCAAAGTAAATGGCGTGTCAATCACGCCGACTGACTACCTAGAAGAAGTGCGCGGAATGAAAAGATTGCATGATGTGCGTGGTCATTTCCGCAGACTGCGTGATGGGCGGCGGGTGTGGGTCAAATCTCACAAGCGTGGCAACAAAGAACTTGGCACCATCACCAAGGACTATCTCTTAACTAACAAATCGAAAGGAGAGTAACCATGGTTGACAACGGTATAAGAGAAGACATTCAAGCTTCTGACGATCCCAAAACAATCAAAGCCTTGGTTAAGCTTTGTATTGACTCGTCAGTAAAGATTGAAATGATTTACTCATGGCGTAACGACTGGGATGAAGTCATTCCAGATTTTGAATTTGAATGCCGTGATTGCGAAGGGACTGGGCAGGTGAAGGGAGACGTGGTTGTTGGCGGTGTCAACTCCAATGGTCCGTGGCAAGGCTACGACGAAGTTGACCTCGAATGCGAAAGGTGTTGGGGCAAAGGCAGCGTAACATGGGAGGACGTGCCAAATGTTTATACAGACTAGCGAATACCTCAATGCACCCAGAGAAATTCACGCAGATTCTCTGGGCACTCTCGTTGCACAGCTAAGTCTCGCTGACATAGCTGTGTTGCTTGAGTCTAAGCAACAACAACTGATAGTCTTTCTTGGGGTGCATGAAAACGTGGGCCTGACAAGTGACGTAGAGAGCGTATCGGTGAACGGCGATTTCATTCAGATCAATCTGGAGACCGCTACCTACAGTGATATGCTTCAGTCTCCTGAGTTTTCTGAAGTCGCTAAGAAACTACCATCAGCCGACATCATTAAGCTGGTTCCGAAAGACGAGAAAGGAGGCACACCAGATGACACAGCGTGATTGCGGTGACACACATAGTGTGATAGAAGGAAACGATCATGACTAACTTAGTTGAACTAACGTATACATCCGAGCAAACGCTGGATGTGTTGAGGAGATTACACAATGCAAGAACGATCAGAGAGCAATCAGACAGGCGAGGCGCAAGCTGGGCAAGCAAATATTGGAGTTCCGTCGAACGTGCTCTCCAACGTCGCCTCGACACCACCTCAGTCGGCAACGGAAGCTGGCGAGAACACTAGGATTCACATTGTCCTAGACGATGCGTGCCTTTCCAAGTTAAAGAAAGCGTGTGGTGATAACGAGCGGACAACCTCTGCTCAGATCAGGTATCTGATCCGCAATCACCTCTAGCTCACAACTTTAATGGCTATTCACTCCGCTCCCAGTTGTGAGGGAGCGGAGACCACCTCTTCCCCTAGAGCCAAGTATCCGATAGCGTCCACAATATCATCGCTGTTAGCGGTGCCTGACTTTGTCCTCGCTATCTTCAGAAGAGCCATCATCAAAGCCACGTCTCTCGCAGTGATCGTGCGGCTCAGATACACGCTCCATAAATCTGCGATATTCCCAAAGTTTTCACTAACATCCCCGTGAGTCTTTGCCCGATCACCACAGATCAAATTACGGGCGGCATCAAGAACACCCTCACGGCTCGCCGAATATGGTTTAAATTTTAATGCAGCACCCCGCTGCGGATTAAAATTATTTTTTTTCTCCACCTGCTCCTCCCATATTCTCTAATTGACTCGTCAATATTTGATGTTGCTCCTCAGTCATCATCGTGATGTTGCCACTGATGGAACGGCGTTCACCATCACAATCAAACGGATAGACCATGTGGTTGAGCCAATGCGGAAAGATGATCATCTTTCCCACCTCAGGAATTATATTCAACACCTTCGGCCAGCGGAATGAAGCCGCCGCCTTTTGGCTGGTAGGTCCGTTAACAAAGCTGATGCACCCATCCATCCACCCGGAAGCGTTCTTCATGTTTGTCGCCTCTCCGTTTCTCATATCAGGCGGCACCTGTGTGTAGATCACAAAACTCATGGCACCGTCGAGGCGGTTACCGTGGTCATGGATGGGGTTATAATCCCCCCGAAAGCTATGGACTGTCCACGCTTCGTAGCAATCTGCGTGTATATAATCCACGGCACCCTGCTGGATCACATCTCCAGCCCCGATCATCATGAACCTCTTGGCGTATTCCTTCGCCAGACTTTCAGCCACCCCATAGACGCCATGAAAAGCATCGCACCTGTCTTTTTCCAGAGCAAGCTGTGCCCCATTCTTAATCTGCCCCACAAGGTTGCCAGAGAAGTCCTTGTCCTTGACGTTCTCCTCTGCAAGTAACGAGTCAATCTCTGTGTTGAGAAGATTAATAAAATCTGGTGGGAGGTTTGTCTCCAGCACCAGAAAATCTATGACCGAATGCGCTTTAATCTCTGCCTTGAACGTAGACTGAGGACTGAACTCCTCCTGTGTATTGGAAGGGTTCTCTGTACTGCCCCGTTGATTTGAAGTATTCGACATCTGTAACTCCTTGCTGTCCGATCCACTTGAAGCGCACTTTCCAGCAGTGAATTTCTGAAATGTTTGTATCTGGCTTGCGATGAACTGTGACACCCAGATCAGCCTTGGCAAACCAAGCCGCCGAACCCGAAATATCATAGCCCTTTGGTGCGGGGAACTCGCCGCCATCTCGCACCATCTTGGCAGGGTGGGCAACAAACCAGACGTGAACGTCATGTGCTCGTGC